AATATGTTTCCTGTTGCTGTCTCATATGGCTCACCGTCAGCGGGAAATATGAGGCAGCGGTGGCTTTTGTCTATTCCCCAGTCCGCCTCAAAGTTGCCGTTGTCCAGCAGCGGCTCAGGCGCTTGTGCTTGGCGGGAGACGCACCCGGCCAGCAGAATTAGGATTGCAATCAGCAAGAATGCTTTTTTCACTATTTCCCTCAAACTGTCATCGTAATGACGCCCGGCAGCGCGCCGGGCCTTACGTCGTCGTAGGATGCAGTATCGTCGCCGATGCGGAATTCGTCGAAGTAGAACAACCGCCACTCAGAGTTAGTTTCATCTTCGCCCGCCCACGGCCATTTGTAGACGCCAAAAGTGGGGTAGGGCCCGATGACATCATTATAACAGTTCCCGCCCGACACGTCAAGCACCTGCGTGCCGTTGCGCCAGACTTCGAGCAGGCCGTCGCCGTTGTTGGCATAATCGAAGATGATGTGAAAGACCCAATCTGTCCAGCGCCCGACGTCGTCTCCCATTGGCAACATCATTTCGTACCATTCGGTGTGCTCGACTCCCCCTGTCGTCATTTCGCGGGTGTCCCACAGCCGCCAGATGCGCCAGTAGTTAACCAGTCCCCCCTCGTCTTGGGTGTCAACGACTAAGGCAATCATTGGGTTGCGTGAGTCTTCGCCGTCATCTGGGCTGCCGTGCACCTGGAAGACGACGTCGGAGAGGCCAACCGGATCGGATACCAGGTCGGCCTGGACGTATATGGAGAAGCCGATCCAATATTCGTCGCCGATGGTGAAGTTGAATTCATCTTGCGTTTCCGGCTCGCCTTCCGGGTCGTCCTGGACGGTTACCATCGTGCGGAATGAGTGTTCGGACTCAGTGCGGTGGAGGTAGGCGCGCATCGAATATACCCCACGGCGCACGGGATAACTGACACGCGAGATGACTTCCGGCGTATTGTGATTATTCGTGGTATAAAAGCCAGTCAGGTTGCCGTATTCAAAGTCGCCGCTATCGAACACGATTCCGATTCGGGCCATTTATTTCTTGCCGCCCTTTTCTGGTTCTGGTGGCATAGGCCCGACCATCACTTGCTCGTCAAACGCCAGCACAAAGGTTCCGCTCACGCCTGGCATCCATGTCGGCACGATAGTCGTGGTGCAGTTGTATTCCCGCTCTAACTGCGACCGCGCCTGCATGAACGCCTGCCCCCGCTGTTGCTCCTCTGTTGCAATCGCCGTTGCAATCGTGCTCATTCGTACCTCCTTATGTCAGCGTCACGGTTACCGCAATATTCACCTCTGCCACTGCGCCAGAGACGGCAGAAACATCAACCGTGAGATAAGCGCCCGCCGCCAATGTCGAATTGTTAAACCCGGCAGTGACGCTTTCGCCGTTTGCATCCGCCACCATGTCAGATGACAGAATATCAGTACCCGCACCACCTGGGGTAGCCCTCTCTTCGACATTGACCGTGCACGATGTGCCGCCGACGATGTTGCCGTCAACTCGCCTGACGGTACAGGCCCACGGAATGCGAACTTGGCCGTATGTCCCTACGCTGGGATTAGGGATGGACCAGACGAATTGCTTTGTGCCGGTGAGGCGTACCGTGGCGCTGTTTTCTATGATATGTACTGCGCCGGCCGTGGAGATAGTGAAGTATTCACTAACGCCACTGTAAGGCGAGAAATCCGTCACGTTGCTCGTCACGTAGCCGATGAATAATCGGTCACTCCCGCCAGTGCCGAGATGGTGCATGATCCAATGCTTGTTATCGCCGCTAGACGGTGCATTACTCAGCATGATGTAGGATGCACCAGTTGAACCATCATCTGCTATGATCTGTAGTCCACACCCTGCTGCTTTTTCCAAGATTTGCACAGCTGAGCTATAATAACCAGCGATATGCTTATTGGCGACAGTACTACCGACGACGTGATGATTAGCCAACGGATCGTTTGTTTTAGCGCCTATGTTCCCGGTGCTACCTTGTATGAACAGCGCGTTCGCCTGCCCGCTGGCCTCCCAGCGGTGATCCACGTCTGCGCCGCTCTCGTTGAATACGACGGCAGACTGTGCATCCAGGCTCACGATGCGCAGGTATTCTTTGCCACCCATGTCAGCGACGTGCATTGCCTGTGCCACATTATTTGGTATGGCAATGACATTTGCACCCGACGCGCCACTTAGTCTGATGCCGGCATTGAATAGATGTAACGCCGTCCACGTCGGCGTTATAGTCTGGTCGAGTTGGTGCGCGTGGTCGGCCCGTGCAAATGAAGTGCCTGAGCCTTCCGCGCTAGCCGATAGGCTTACGCTCGGAGAGGCGGAGGCAGCGCAGACTATGGCATGCTCATGATCGCGCTTGGCGGCCACTGTAGCGGATCCCGCCGCAGCCGCATCATCTGGCTCAATCGTGTTCGGCACAGTGGCGTCAAAGCGTGCCGTCCAGACAGGCGTATAAGGATCGGCCCCCGTGATGGGGACTTGCCCCTCTGCCGACGGCGCGGCCAGCAGCGTCCAGGCGATTGCGGCGTTGGCGATGATCATCTGGTTCTGTACTGTCGGCTGTGGCATCGCAACGCCTGCGCCCCCGCTGCCGACGGCGCGGCCCAGCGTCAACGTCTTGAACCGTCGCGCTTCGCTGATTGCACTGCCGTCAGATAGCCGTCTCATCGCTCTTCTCCAGGCAGCGGCTCGCGCTTGAATTGCAGGCCGTCAGGTGCGCTGTACTCCACCTCACAAATCCAGGCGGTTCTCGGATCATCGTTGATGTCGCCTGTGATCTGGTCCGGCCCCACCGGCATGTCATCCAGGTGCACCAAGCCGGGTCGCACGGCCCACGGCTTCACCTCGCCGCCGTGCACGTCCAGCAGCCGCCCGCCCCGATAGTGGTAACTCAGCGCCGTCGGGCGCGGGCCGTAATCGAGCAGCCTCCCGCCGTAGACGCCGCACTGATAGCGAGCACCCGTATCGTCCCCCACCCGCGTTGCCCTTTCCAGTACCTCCCAGTGTGTCAGCGGGTTGTCGTCCTCTACCTGGTACGCCACGGCGTTAGCCTCGATGACGCCGGCAGATACGAACTCTGCTTCGGCCAGCACGGCGGGAATTATCACGCTGCTGATAGCGCCTGAGCCGGTCGTCAGCGCATGCCGCCATTTCAGCGTGTGGGAGTAGCCGGTGAATAAGATAGACAAGCCGTCTTTGCCGCCGGTCTCCATGATCGAGAACTGCTCAGGCGGAAACCCGCGCGGCCAGGCATGCTCCGCCAGTTTAGTCTTTACACCCGCTTCTGCTGATGCATCGGTCATCGCCGCTTCCAATAGAATGCCTTCCATCCTGCCGTATTCTGCTATCGCGTCGTCGTCGGTGAACCATTCCGTTTCTGCCCGCTGTGGCGCGGTCTGCAATACGGCGGCGTCGGCGTAAATCTCAGCGCCAGAGGCGGCGGCGGTGAGGCGGACGTAGACGCCGGTCGCGGCGTTGTTGTCGCCGACTCGCACCAGGATGACATCTCTGCCCGTGCCTGTCGTCTCGCGTGAGGCTATGATTGCATCGTCGGCGGTATTATGTACTGCCAGCGTCCAGGTTCCGCTTATGACCTCCACTGTGACGTGGCACTGGTACGCCACGGCAGCGGTGATGGTCAGGCCATTCTCGATCTCTACGCCTTCGTTATTAGCATCCGTCACGACGTGCATGCCATAGGTTCCGCGCGTCACCCAGGTCGTGACGCGCTCGCGAGTTGATGGCGTGCCGACAGCGGCCCAGGCGGCGCTCTCCGCTGAGCCGTCGGTGAATACGTTATCACCGATAGTCGAGTAAATTGAGCGTACGGCATTAGCGCAGGCGGGCAGGGTGCGGATATATTTCTGCCCGTCCAGCGTCAACTCCAGATCGGCGGCGAAGCCTTCCCAGGTCGTGAGCCCGCCCGCCCGCTCCACGATGCGCCGGGCCACGCCGTTCAGCCACATCTCTGTCATCTCTGCGCGGTTGTCGCGCCAGTCGGTGGTGGCAACCCAGTAGCCGCCAATGTCTTTGATGATGTGCTTCCAGTTCTGCAGGCGGCCTTTGACGCCGTCGCCGAGGTTGGCAATTGGCGCATCGCTATTCTTGACGTTGTCGAAGAGATTGAGGCTGATCACTCGCTACCTCGTAGCGTGCGCCAGCGCCTGTGAAAAGATAGTGATAGATTGACGCCATCGTCGAGATCGTGTTCCGTCTCTCGCTGCCCGGCTACTATCACAGCCCCGTCGCCCACTGGAAGCGCATATCTGTCCGGCTCAACGGTGAGCGTAGCGCGTGGAAGATTACTTTGGTATGACCAACCACTGATCTTGCCATCAGCAGTCGTCGTGATGGTGGCTGGTCGCAGGTCGCCCAGCGAATATGTCACAGCCGCGCCCGTGATGTGGAGTGCGCCCTCAGTGCGCGGAATGAGAATGATGCAGTCCATGTGCAGGGCATCACTGCCTGATCCTGCCGTGCGGGAAGCATGTATCTCAAAGCCGTATTGTCTTAGGAAGTCGGCTTGTAGGATGCCGTGGGACGGCGGGATGTCTACCGTGCCGAGCGCATGGAGAAACCAATCAGTCGATGTCACCTCAACGCGTTGCTGCGCTCGTATCGCCGCCGTGTAGAGGAAGCCGTCTTTGAGACGAACCTGGCAAGTGGTGCTGGCGTCTACCTTGGCGCGTAGCAATATGGTATATGAACCGCGCTGGTCTTCATAGTCTGTTGTTGCGCTTTGTAATGCAATCTGGATGCGCTTCAGTTCTGTCTCAGTGCCGAATGTGCATTGCGCTCTGTACCCAGCGTAGGCCGTAGCGTCGGCCACGTCGGTCGTCGTGTCGTTCGTGCCTGAGCCGTCAACGCCTAGATCCCACACGGTCTCCAGATTCGCCCGATCGCCAAAGCGATCCGTGCGGAAGCCCAGCCAGAATTCGTACAGGGGGCCGCTGCCGGATACGCCGAGAAACCGCGTCCTGGCTATACGTGCCGGAATCGTGCCGGCTACGGTGATAGGATCTGAGTAATCTCCCAGTCCGCCGGTACAATTGAGCGGAATGGTCGCGGTATTATGGACTAGCGATTCCCACCACGGCGTCCGCTCCAGCGCCAGATTGTAGCCGCGCACAAAGTTTCCCGGCGCAACCAGCGGGCCATAGAATGAAACCGTGGGCTCGCAACGCATGCCAGTTACGAGGGCCTGCCGCGCGTGGTCTTCGTCCGCCATCTGTGCCCGCAGCCAGACACCGTAACGTTCTACGCCATCCGCGTACCAGCCGACTTCTTGTATCTTGTCGTCCAGTGATTGCAGCTTTGTCGCCAGATCATTGTGGCTAGACCCTTCGACGTACAGCGTCATCGCCTCGGCGACTTCGGCATCGCCGCCGGCGACGGCCTGTATCCAGCCCCGGTACGGCAACTGAAAGCCGTTGTCGTAGCCGAGGAGTGACAATGATGAAATATCGGTGCTGAAGTCACGTCGCCTGACGAGTGCCACGATTGCTGCCATAGGTTACCTCAAACGTGAGTCCAGGTGATTCGATGTACAATGCGCCACACCGCCGCCCGTGTTATGCCATATTCTCTAGCAAGAGCCGCTTGTGTAATCTTGTCATTAGCCCATCGTGCCCGGATTCTTATTACCTCTTTTTCGGTCAATTTAGCACGGGGATTCCCTGCGCCTTTGTTGATGATTCGGTATCTTGCCCTTGTCTCTTCGCTATGATGTTTGCCAAAAAAGGGATTATTCTCTCCTCCATTGGCCTTGCCTATCTTTTGCTTATGTTCCTTAGTGAGCACTTTGCCCCTAAATGCATCACCAATTTTGCGACGATGTTCTTTTGATAGAGTCTTGCCTTTATGAGCCTCACTTATTTTGTGCCGAAATTCTTCGGTATCTCTACCATCGTAGGCCCCTCTGCGCCAAGCTGCTTTCACTGCGTCGGATTGCTTTTGCCTGGTTGCAGCTGATTTGGTATGTGGCGAGCGCCCCTCTCCACCATCGCCGATGTTTGTTAAGGGCCATCCTTCATTACGTCCATGCGCTATCCACCAGCACTCACGTGCTTCCCACCCCTCTCCTGCTGGGATAACCTCAAGTGTTTGCCAGATTGGTTTTAAGCCTTGCTCTTTGAGTTGAGATATCCAGCAACCTTTGCGGGTATGGAATCTGCGCTGTAGGTGCCTCCTCAGCCGCGCCGCTGGAGTTTGTATTGTCTTGCCGATATAGCGAACAGCAGCATCCCGTGGATCGAGCAAGGCATAGATAGTTGTTGGCCTGTTAGTTATTGTCAAGTAGCAGTCCCCAATTTATTAGCATAATATTCTACCCATTGTCCGACGATGTGAAGCGGTCCCGTGCACTCTGTGCCATCGGTCAAGTTCACAGTCATCTCCACCACGACGGTGTCACCGGCGGCGATGGGGTAAGTGGCCTCGTTCCAATCAATCACGCCGGTCACGCGATTGATGACATCTATCGCCTGATCGCCACCCGTCAGGTTCAACGCGAACGTCACTGCCTGGCCCGCGTCGCCCATCGTCTCGCCGTCGGCATAGCCCCGCGCCTGGCCGGTAAAGCTCACGTCGTCGTTATCAGTCTCGGCTATCTCGTTACCGACCATGCAAACCATTGTTAGGTCACTGGCCTCATCCCAGTCATTGGGGGCCTCAAAGGACACGAACCAGGTCTCGCCGTCGGCGTCAAGGTTGATGGACGGTGCGGCGTTAAACGCCTCGCTGGTAGCCGTCCCGTGCTGGCTGTCCAGGCCCAGCGGGATAGTCCGCGTCACCATTGCCGTGCCCGCTAGTTCAATTTCGCCGTCTGGGTGTACGATCAACTCATTCGTACCGTCTCCGATGCGTACTGAGCCGTCGGCCACCAGGTGTAGAACGCCGTCGGCGCTGGAGTAGGCATATATGGCAGTGTCGCGGAAATACAACTTATTATCTGTGCCCATCGTCCAGCCCGTGGCCCAGGTACGCCCGCCTGATACAACTTCACCTGCTATCAGCACAACAGCCCAGTCGTCGTCCGAGTCTGCGGTGTCTACTTTTTCGTACCACGCGCTTTCATCTGTGCTTGCATCAGTACGCAGGTAGAGTGAGCCCTTAGCGGCATCAGATTGCGGAGATGAGTTTCCGTCTGGTGCCCCCGTGGCAACGACGAGTACGACATCGGTCGAACCAAATTTCACCACTGTGGTCGCGGAACTGCCGAGCGTTACATCCTGATCTAATGCCATTTTATTCTCCTCACATTCCTTCTATGCGCTGGATGCGCCTGTGCCGGTTCTGTTCTAGCGCCAGTGCCATAGCTAATCTGTCATTGATGATGTATGTATCTCCGCCAAAACTATTGCCAATTGCTGCTTGCGTCTCTGGTGCATCCGTTGACCACACACGACTACCGCGCGGTAATGCCACCAGCTCTGGCCCCCGATCGCCGAGGATGGCTAGGCCGCCGCGCCAGAAAGGTGTGCCGTGCTGGAGGGGCGGCGGCACACCACCCCCACCGCCCCCGCCTGGCAGCGCACTGGGTGGCGTGCCTGTATGCTCATAGTGTATTACTACGGTATACTCACCTGCCATCTGGTTCAGCACGTCGTTGACTAACGAGATGTTTTCGCCAAACTCGGCGGTCTCTATATTCACAGGTATAATTTCATCCTTGAAACTCAGCATCGAGGTAGTGGCGTCGTCGGTGCCTTCTTGTAGCCCGGAAACCGCCCGCGTGCCTTCCAGAAACTCCTCTCGTAGTGCCTCGGTTTCAACCCGCGCCGCTACCGCTGCCGCCTCGTCTGCCCGTGTAGATGCTGCCAGGTCGTCGAAGCCGGTAGCCAGGTTGGCAGCAGACAGTTCCCCCTCGCCAAACATCTCAACCAACTTATAGCCTTCGAGTGTGTTCTCTATTTCCGCCTCAGTCGCAATGCCTAGTGTTTGCGCCAGCGTACTCAACTCGTCCAGGCTGGCCCCGCTTGCCGCTGCCATCTTCCATAGTTGTTCGTCGTCAAATTCCATCTCGCCGAATGAACTAGCGACAGTGTTGACAGACGTGCTCAACTCATACATCGACTCTGACGCAACGTTTCCCGCCTCTGCCGTGCCGAACAGTGACGATGACCAGCCGTCTACCTGCGAACGCCCACTCTCAACTGCTTCCGCCACGCCTTCCGCCATTGCAACAGCGCGTGCACGGAGGGCTTCCATCGCGCTTCCGGCCTCATAAAGATTGGTGCCCGTGGCGTCAAGTTCGCCAGATAGAATTCCTGAAGCATCTGCGAGGGTGCCCATGACGTCCTCAGTCTGGGCTGCCTCCACAGCGGCGTCGCCGAGTTCATCTCGTAAATTATCTATCTCGCGCTGCGCGTCTATCACCGCCCGCGTTACCGTTGCCGCCGCCTCGGCTACCTCTGCCATCGCCGGGGCCAGTGCCTCGCCGGCCATTACTTTCAAGTCGGCCATAGACGCTTCTAGCCGCTCGTTCGCTAGTAGTTCGTCGTCGGCAGCATCCCCCAGCCGCTCCATCGCCTTCGCGCCCTCTTCGTTGACGGCGGTGTTAAAGGCCATCTCACGGCTCAGGCCAGGTGTTGCCTTCTGTAATTCCAGGATGCGGGCGCGAACCTTGCTCGCGCTAATTCCAAACGTGTCCAATCTTGGAATTGATTGGTTTGCGAGCATGAGGGAAAACTCTTCTACGGCTGGCCCGGCTTCTTTGCCCATCGCCGCGCCCAGCGTCACGGCCATTTCCGTGACGCCTTCCAGCTCTTCGGCATTATTGGCGAGGCCCATCTGCAACAGTTGATTGGCCGTCGCCATCATGTTCTGTTCGCTCATCGCGCCGCGAGTGGCGCGGCGCATGGCGTCCAGGTTGTCGGCGGCGTTGAAAGCACCGCCAGAAATGGCATCGAACGCTCGCTTGGTGCGGAGAGACTGAGCCCCAAGTACGCCTAGATTGTAGGCAGCCTTGCCAGCCATGACGATGGCGCTGCCGGCGAGGGCTGTCTTGGCAATATCAGCAGCCTTAGCCAGGCCTTCCAAGCCCTTTGAGCTGGACTTGATACCCGGTCCAACCTTGCCGAAGGTTTTGTCAGCCTCCTTCGCCCACTCCTTGGCATCAGAGGTTGCACCGCTAAGACCTTTAGCAAAGCCGGTCGTATCTGCTACGACCGGCGCATAGAGTTCGGCTACTTGGATTCTCGTCATGTCAATCTACTAACTCCGCCTGTGTCTTCACGACCTTGCCGCCGAACAACCGGGTGATCATGAGCACCTGCTGGTAGTGCTCGCCTGATGTTACCGGTAGCCTACGCGCTGGCTCCTCAAACTGCGGCATGAAGTCGTACGGCTTGAACGCAGGTTGACCCTTGCGCCGCGCCAGGCAGTTTGCCATCGTTGCTGCTACAATACCCGCTCGCAGGTCAGCCCGCCCCTCGCCGAACGGCTCCAGCGCAGCAAATGCCCGCCACTCTTGCCAAATTCGCCAAGGCAGTCGTACCAGCATCGCATCGGGATTCGGCTGTCCCAGCGCCAGCGCCAAGCGAAAAGCATCGCGCCGGGCGGGCGTCATTCGTTTTTTGCTTCGGTGTCCTCGTCTTCACCTTCATTCTCAGCCTCAGCTAGGCGAGAGAGCTTCATGATTTTGGCGATGATACGGTCGGCCGGCCTAACAGATTTAGCAGAGAGGCGATTCACGTCATCTATAGACAGGATAGATACACCTCTTTCATCTACCACACACCAGGAAATCATGGCCGGTATATTCTCAGCATATTTAGCCCGGTTAGTCCTAAGCCTGCCCTCTGCATCTTCCCCTTCATATACACGAAATCTAACTTTCAGCATTTCTAGCGCACTTAATTCGCGTACCAGCACAGTGCCGCCCCATTCTGGTACGTCTACCTCGTCGGTTCGGAAATCCTGAGCGTTCAGGATGTCGTCGCGGGACAGATACGTAGTCATTTGTTTACCTCTCTGTGACGCCTGCCTGTCGGCAGACAGGCCGCTATGGCGTGACGATGGTCAATGTCGGTTCGCCGCTGATCTCGATGGTCAAGGCCATTTCGTGCTTGCCTTCCAATGGAGATGTCAGTGGTATGCTAGTAGGGAAGCCAGCGAATGTCCATGTTGCACTCGTGACGACGGCGGTGCACATGTGCATCGTGATCTCCCAGGTTGGCAACGTGCAGGCGTCGGCGTCGAACTCGGTCACGAAGTCCTCGTGGATCGTGTCCGCCGGGTCATAACTGACGGTGAAGCTGAGTTGTCCTGCGTCTGGGATACCCGCCAACTTCGTCGCCCAGGTATCGTCGTGCGCCGTCACGACGATGACGCCCCGGCTCGGCGAGACGATTGAGATGTCACTCGTGATCTGGCCGACGGCAGTGTAGCTTGAGCCCCCGGCGAAGTCTACCTTGACAATCGTGCCGTGCGATGGATGGTCTGCCATCGTTTACCTCCTAATTCTATATTCCGTGCTCTATCATCACATCCACGATAGCACGGTATGCGTTGATCGCGTCCTCCCTGGTCATCAACCTGTTGGCTTGCCAGGCGACGCTGACGGTACAGCCGTCCGTATATCCATCCCAGGCCAACCGTAACTGGTCGGCCAGCGCCGCCGCGCCGTCGCCGGTCTCGTCGTAACAGTTAAACTGGACGCGGCTGGTCTCAAACTCGGTCGGCCCGCCGTCGTGATTGCGAAACGGCGCGTTGTCTGCCGACACCCGAAAGTACGTCAGTGCCGGATACGTCACACCCTCCGGCAACCGGTCTGGGTAGCAACGCGTGCCAATCAGTGCCGCTATTCCTGCATGGCCGATGCACCGATCGTAGACGGTCGTGCGCAGCGCCATAGCCTATGCTACCGCTGGATCAGTTTCCGTCGTGCCCTTCCAGTTCTGCATCCAGTGGTTGCCAGTCCCAAGGGAAACATCCCGATAGGGGTTTTGCGTCATCGTAGATGGGCCATAGTTGGCGCGGTTCCCGGCGATGATCCAGTTCTGGTTATTGCTTGCACCCATTGTGATAGCCAAACCATCGGCGGCATCAGCGGCCAAAGCGAAGGTGTTGTCCAGGATCATACCGTCCCCGGCAGTGCCCATCACATAGATGCACCTTGGTGTCATTTTACCAAAGACGTTGAGCTCGTACCGAAGCTGGTAGCCAGCAACTGAATAGATGCCGCCATCAGTGAGCGCGCCCTGGAAATAGTTGTCCACCACTTGATGCCCGCCGCCGGCCGTCCCGTCTAACAGGACGCCGTAGGCCCCGAAGCCGAAGTAGTTGTTCCTGAAGCAGCAACGATGGACGTTGGTTGTGGAGACCTGTATCCCCGCTTTCCCGGCACCCGCCCTGGTCTCGAAGCCCTGGATTAGCACCCAGTTCGAGGCAGCGACAAACACGTCCTCGACAGCGGAGCGTGCATCTAGCCTGATCCGTGAATAAAAACCAGGGGCAGGATAGCCGATAACATTGGTGCGTGCCGCGTCGATAGTGATTGGAAACGTATCGGCGGGCAATCCACCCACGATGATATTATCGACCACGTCGTCACTATCCGTGCAAAGTGAGACGGCACCGCTTGAGCCGCCAATAGTCAACTTGGGAGCTAGTGGGTCCGTGCCTGGATTGCCATCATCGCCACCATTAGCAGCAGAGTTTACAAAAATGGTCACGCCATTGCTCGCCCTCAAGTTGCCAAAGGTGTCCACCAGGTCCCGGTTGTGGTCGTCAGGATCACGCTCCATAAAGTAGTCCTTCAGCCATTGATTCGTTCGAACGGTCATTTGTTTTGCCTCCTATTTGACAAACTACGGTTTTCTAGTACAATATGGTTGTCACACATCGGATTTGCTCACAATTAAAAACCTGCTATACTATCAACCTAGCGCCATTGGCAACCCGATGTGTGACAACTTTGGGCAAATGCCAGTGGCGCTTTTGTTTGAAAGGAGCACGATGATTGAGCAATGGCGCGATGTAGTTGGTTATGAGGGCTGGTATCAGGTTAGCAATACGGGACGGGTAAAACGTGCTGCGTGGGGCGGGCCAAACACTTACCCGGGCCGTCTTCTCAAGCCAGATATTGCTCACAATGGATACCTCCGAGCTACCCTGTGTAAATTGAATAAGCCTAAAAAGTATCCCGTTCATCGCTTAGTACTCACCGCTTTCGTTGGTCCGCCCCCATCGCCAATTCATCAATGCAATCACGCAAATGGAGACAAGACAGATAACAGATTAGAAAACTTGTCTTGGGTTACTCCTTCTGAGAATCAACGACATTCTTTTGAAGTCCTTGGCCGACGCAGCAGCGGCCCCAAGGGGGAACGATGCTCTCTCTCAAAGCTCATTACTGAACAAGTTGTTGAAATTCGGCGCTTGCATGCCATTGGCGAATTTACCGCACTTGAACTAGCATCCATGTTCAGCGTAGCCAGAAGAACTATATATGGTATTGTAAATCGAAAGAGATGGAAACATATTCCTTAGCCCTTGACAACGTGCGCCCATTTCCCCCCAAGTGACTGTCCTACTGTCAATATCGCCGCCTTTTTCGCTGTATCTATGGCAGGTCGCAAGTAGGGTCTTGCTGGTGTTACTAATTTTGTACTAAGCGCCATTGCTTTCCACATATCATCACCAGTCTCCGCAAACTTTGCCCAGAAGAAACGGCGCTGCTTGTCCGTGACGATTTGAGTTTGACCATACTCCATCGCCGCACCATAGACTGCACCTACCACGATGTCAACTCTATATTGGTTAATCTTGCGTGTATGAATACTATCGCGCAAGTCTCCGCTTTCGTGGAGGCCTTGAGCCATCGCGTTCTGCTGCGCCTGCCACACGATCTCCTGCGCGCCAGTCGCCAGTGAGTCGGCCAGTTCAGCACCGCCCACCACGGCAGCGATGGCTTTCAGGTTCGCCTCCAGGTCTTTCAGGCCGATGACTTCTGTCTGTAGTGCCATTACTCTATCACCCTGACACTGACAGTGCCCGCCTCGGGCGGTTCTACATCCAACAGCTCCTCACTGCCGAAGCATTCTACATAGACCTCTACCGCAGAGTCATAGGCCGCATCTATGACGACGCGCCGAACTCTTAGGTGCTCTAGTCCCAGGCACTTCACGACATGCGTTATCCATTCTTGCCCCGAAATAGGCTTTGTTGTCATTCTACCTTCTCCAATTTCAGCATCCAGTGATGCGCTACCGTGCTGCTACGTTTCAGCAGCGCCTCGACGCTAAACGGCCCGGCGTTCACCACGCTGTCATCTGTTCTCCACAAGATGTCTATAACCCGGTCATCTTCCTCTACGTCCTCGCCCTCATTGCATAACAGCATGTGAGACTCCAGCATCATGAAGCCTATCCCCTCGGCAGCGATGCGTTCTGACTTCTCGACGTAGCGACAGTTGATCTCACCCACGTCAGTCCAGTCGTCAATCAACTCGCCGCTCGTACTTGTCGTCGGCGTATTGCGCTGTACCATTGCGCTATGGATGAGGTGCTTTTTGAAATGTACACTCGCCATCATACGTTGAGGTCTTCGATAGTCTCATAGTCCACAGTCTGAAAGGTCGCACGCTTCAGGCCATACTTCGCCAACTCGCCCGAACAGTCCAGCGCCAGTGCCTGCTGGCCATAGAGACTAGCCTCCAAGCCCAGGCCGTCCTGGCCCAGGTAGGTCACGCTCCATTCCCCGCCCACCGACTCGCTTTTCGTCTGTCGTTCGTAGACGGTCAGGAAGTGCGCCGCCAGCCACAACTGGATTTCGCACAGCGCGTCCGCGCCTCCGCAGTCGTCCAGTAGGTTGGTCAGCGGGACGGTAGCAAAGTAGGCCAGGTTGATGAAAGCGTTGATCCGCGCATCGGCCAGGTCGCTGTCGATGATCTCCTTGACCGCGTCCGGCGTGACGCTGGCACAGACACCACTATTGAGCGTCGCCATTCGGTGCAGCCTCCGCTTCGTTGTTCAGAAACGTCTCCACGTCAGCCTTGGTGATGCGCCTGTCCCGCCCGCTGCCAGTAATGCCCGACAGGAATAGGCTGATGCCGTGCTCTACAGCCAGCCCAATAGCGCCTCTCGTTGCGCTAATAGGTTTAGGTTCAAGTTTAGGCTCAGTCTCCTCCACCACCATCTCTGTCACGTTCCATTCATCGTCCTCGACCGGTTCAAACTTGTCGCCGAACGACTCCATCTCGGCAGGGGAAGCGTCAAACACGTCCCCTGCCTTCAGGAGCTTTTCAGTGACGCGATGCGTCACGTTGGATCTGATTTTTACGAGGGGCATTAGCGGCCTCCTAACAAGCTGTCGCGTGGGCTATCCCCGAATTTCCCTGGTAGTCTGTTTTTAGGCGTGGCACCGCGCTCATCATCACGACGAAGAACATGGCCGACCCGTCGGGGGCCTCCCAGCGCCGGTTCTCCAGCGTCAGGGCAACCTCCACGTCTACCACGTTGCGCGTGAGCTGCACCATCAGCAGGTCGCCTGCTGTGGTCATCAAGTCGTTTGGTTTCACGAACTTGATCTGGGGCAGAGACTCCACACGCTCTAGCGCGGTCTGCCCGCTGCCGTCGGTGTAGAACTCCAGCATCTGGTGGTACTGTGTATTGTGGATATAGCAGCCGAAGGGGCCGTAGTACCGCAGGGCCGCCAGGGCGCTCAGCATCCCCAGAAACGTGCCGGTGATGTTCGAGATGGTGCCAAAGTCGCCGCCGCCGTAGCTCGCCGCCGTGCCAGTGTCTCGCGCGCTCAGGGTGCGGTAGCCAGAGATTGAACTGCCGCTGACGACGACGGAGGTGTCTCCGTTGATCAGGATGTCCTCCGCCTTCTCCACGACTGCCGCTGTCGCCTCCTGCGCCTCAAACGTCTCGATCTGCTGGCCCGCTGCTCGGGCCGATAACAACTCACGCCGCCCCAGGCTGTACTTCGCGCTGATGATGGGGATTGGCACGCCGTAGGTTTTCTTGTCAGTACGGTCTTCGTTCAGCCGCGTGCGGAAGTCCATCGTGACGTCGGCGGCCACGCGCTCGCTCGCCACGCGCCACTTGCTGTACCAGGCGGCCAGGGACGACGTGCGCTTGAGTCCGGCACTGATGAGATCTTGATACGCGCCCAATCTCAGTTTCGCCATCTCAAAGACGGCCTTGTCCAGGATTTCCCATTCCTCGCGGTTGAGGAAGGCATTGCTCGCCAGCGCCCGCTCGTTGACCGCCATCTTGCCGCGCTCGTCCACCGGGCGTCCGCGCTTGTCAAATCCGTAGGGCCTCCAAGAGTTGGTGACGAAGTCCACCGCGTCCGTGCCTTGTGTTATCTTCACATCCATTGTCATAGCCTCCTATGTGATCCGCACGCGGATCAGTTCGTCTCCGCTGGCGGTCTTGTCCTCGTCGGCCACGCCGAAGATGGCACCGGCGATAGTGTTTCCGTCTACCGTCTCGGCTTTGAGCGTGCCGTCGCCGTTGCTGACGAGTTGAGTGATACCCTTCACCGTGGTCTCACCGTTCGCCAGGAAGACCATGAGGATGTCCCCGGCTACGGCCTCGATGTAGTAGGCGGTGTCGTCGGCAGCATAGGGAATCGAGATAGCCGCCGTGGTGGGGTAGGTGATGGTATCTGGTGTCGGGTTGATCGCAGCGACTAGCTTGCCGACCAGCACGCCGTCGGCGGTCGCGTGCAATTCCAGTTCCTCTGACGTGTCGAAGCGCAATACGTGACCGGGATAGAATATCTCATCCGCCAGCGCCTCCCGGCGCACTACGCCCTCCAGGCTCGCGCTCTGGACGACGATCGTGTGTTGTGTGGTTGTCCTTGCCATCGTTAAACCTCCTGTGCTTCTGCGAATATGTCGGGCATCTCGTACTTCTCGATGCCCCTGTTGCCAGCGACCAGCCCGCCGCTCTGCCCGCTGTAGTCCGCGGGTGAGAAGCTGTGCGCCAGCGCATCCAGCGTAGCCACGTCCAGCGCCTTCAACTGATCTCCGGTCAGGGTGCAAGTCGCGTTGCTCGTCAGCGCCGTGACGAGTTTGGCCTTCCGCGCGTCGTCGTCGGCCTTTGCCGCAGCCTCCAGCGCGACGATGCGGTCCTCAAGCACCTGCATAGCCTCGTTGGTCTCCGGTTCTGGTTTGGCCTCCGGCTTCTGCGCCTTGGCCTTTGGCTCCTCGTTGCTCTCCGGCTCTGGCTCTGGCTCTTCCTCTGCCTTCGGCGTCGCCTTGAGCGCCTTGAGCATCACGCTCAGCACGTCCTCGTCCAGCGCCTGCAACTGCTCCTCGTTGAGCCCCAGCCGGCCATCCTCCAGGATCGCCTTGATCAGTTCTGCCATTTTGCTTACCTCCGTATCTTGCTGATTGAACTCGATTCCAAATACGCCTGCGATAGCCTTCAGTGCGCATAACACACGGTCCTTGTTCGTAGCCTGTTCGGTCTTGAACTCCTTCTCCAGTAGCGCGCGCGCCACGGCTTGCGCCGACTCCTTCGCCGCCTGCGGGATGTTCGCCTGCGCCGCCCGGCCCCCCAGCACGGCCCGCACCGCGCCGCCGCTGAGCTTGCCTTGCGGCGTGACGACCGGGAAAAAAGCCAGGTCGCGTTCATTGTCCGCCGCCGGATCACCGAGCAGGGTGTGGCCTGCAATCCAGTCCTTGGCGGCTTGCGGCAGGTCGGCCACGCGGTTGCTGTCTGGCTTGTCGCCGGGATAGGCGGCCAGCCAGCCCTCCAGCGTCGGCGCTTCCCACGGTGCGTCGGTTGTGCCGCTGTAGGTCGGCGTCCGCGCCTTACCCAATACGTTCGCTTCCATAGTTTCCCCCTCGCCTTGCCTAGTCTTTCCTCCCCACTTTTCAGGTACAATGCTGTTCCTGACTTTGTGCTCCGACACTACCTCGCCCGGATGCTCTTTTTTCCATTGTTCATAGTGTGCGAAGCAAAACCAAGCCCGTCCCATTCCTTCCGCCCACAGCACATCAATTTCTGGCGGCTTCTTGCAAAGCATACATTGATCCTGCCTATGCCGCGCATTTACCCTCGGGGCGCCGCAGCCGTCGGCCCAACTGCAAGCGCCTTCGCCGTCCAGTAGTGCGGCCAGGTGGTCGGGACGTAGGTTGCGGGCGACGGCTTCATATTCTGTGCCGTCGAGCGTGCCCGGCTTCTCGTCGCGGTCGCGGAAATAAGCGGTCGAGATTTCCAGCGGCCTGCCGCCCTCCAGCCGGGCCACTATCTCCGGCCCGCCGTCCACCAGCTTCGCCCGGCTGACGTCAACCCATATCTCGCCTTTCAGCGCGCCGTCGTCAAAGTGGGTATTGAACAGCCAGCCCAACTGCATCTTGGCGAGCAGGGCAGGATCGTTGACCGACGTGTCCTCGCCGTCAGCCTTCGGATGGCCGACGACGAAGGGCCGCCCGTCCCACGAATGGAAGTGCGTGCCGATCTCGTCCGCCGTAACCAACTCGCCGTTCAGCACGCCCGCCTTGATCGCCACGGTCGGCGCGATCAGGTACTCAACGCCGCCGACTGTCTCGCGGCGCACCTGTGCCGTTCCCGTCTGGTTGACAAATATCAATTGATCAGACATCATTCAAACCTGTCGAATCCGTAAGCAATGCAATCAAATCCATCTACGCCTGTACAATCGTCTCGCACTTTCAGCACTAGTCGCTGCGTCGTGCCACGATCTAACTTGATGCCGAATGGCGGCACTAGTCGCCGCAGGTCTAGCACGGGAAGGTATCCCTCGCTATTGCCTACCACGTTGCTGGCCCTGAACGCTGTCGTAGCGTCTCCGAAAGCGGGTTGCCCCAGGCATAGCCGTACAAAGTCAAAGTTTGTTTTGAGTGTACTGTGTATGATGGTAGTCTGCGCCAGCGTCTCATAGTATAATTGACATCCGTTCGTCAGTGCTGTCACGTTTCCAAATTCGTTGAGTGTTGCATTGACGTCTGCGATGATGAAGCTCAGGGTCGTTATGTAACGATCGTCGTTATTGTCAGCCTTCACCCAAAACTCAACGGCGGTTGTACTGCCGTTCACTACCATGTCCTCGCTGCCCGATGCCGTGCCGTCGTCGGTCAAGTATTGGCGGAACACGCGGTTCTTTTGTTGCATTAACGGCGGGCAGCCCACGTCGGAAACGAGGAGAGCGAATTGATCCGAGACCTTTGCGCTCCTGCCTGTGCCCGCGCCGTCCGTTGCGACGGTCTTAACTGTCATCAGTCGGCCGAGTGAAAATTAAAGACCACCGTGCCGGCGACGGCCACCGCGCCCGTGGCGGCGCACATCGTGAATACGCCGTTCTTGGGTATGATGATATCTTGCTCAAAGTTATAGTGCTGCGTCGCTGTATTGGCGAGCCAATACTTCTCAATCGTAACGCCACCGCTCAGGCCGGTGATGTCGTTGCCCGTCTCAAATGTACCGTCGGCCACCTTGCCGCAGCCTGCGTTTAGGTTGGCAGGCGTCGCCGCGCTTCCGCCCGAGGTCGTGCCCGTATCGCCCATCTTCATTACTATTTGCTCGGCAGAAGCTACGCGAAACCAAATGCCCTCAATGCAGATGTCTTTGTTGTTGCTGTTGTTTTTCATATACAAAAAGCAATCGTTAGCCGCTGTTGGTGTCTGGGCAAACAGTAGATGATATGCCTCACCGTCGTTGTGGTTGACGCTGTGCTCCGCCGTCGCCGTAACCGCGTGCACATCGAGCCGCTGCTCAATGTCAACCGTAGCCCGTCGTCCTGAACCGCCGCCGTCCTCGATCTGCATTGTCATTCCCCCAAGATTCGTTCGTCCGTTATGGCGAGCAAGTGCACGTTAATCGCTCGCAACTCTACCAGTATTTGCCGCAATAAGTCGTGGTTAAGGGAACTGTCAAGCACATGCAATTCCCCGCGCGTAGACACGGCAAGGGGCTTTTCGTCACCGTCAACCGTCTCGCCGTAGGCCAGTTGATCGCCGCCGCCGCGCTTGTCATACCGCCCCATCGCCACCGCCCGGCATCATCAGCCTCGGCCCCGGCTGGTCGCTCTCGGTCGCTACCCCTGCCTGCGCAGGCAGGTCCTCCGGCGGCTCTTCCTGGTCAGTCGGTTGTTCAGGTACAAATGTGAGTAGTGCCTGCGCGAAGTGCTGGCTCGGCCCTAGCATGAACGTCGCCACGCCGCCCAACGGCTGCCAGCCCTCGCCGAGCAACCGGTTGACCTGCGCCTCCAGGTCTTCGAGTGCGACTTCAGTTACTACTCTGTACATCGCTAGAACTTGATGACCGCCACGCCGCTGGCCAGGTCGGCGTCCACGGCCACGTCCACGTTGCCGTCGGCGGCATTGTAAAACTCGACCGGAAACGGACCGATAACCCACTCTTCCGAGGCATCCACTGAAACGTCCTTCGTGGCTACCGCCTCACCGTCGACCGTGCTCACGATCGTAAAGTTGAGCGCCAGCGCCCCGGCGTCGTTGTTGACGACGAGCAGGGTACGTCCGGTGTTGGGGAACTCAAATCCCCCTGCGGTTGTGACTGCCTGGAGGGCGATCTGTGCTCCTGTCCTACTGGCGGTCTGCGCGGTCAATGTTTCCAGTGCCATCTATCACCTCCACAAAAGAAAAAGCCTGCTTTCGCGGGCAAGCTTGCGCTGTCCCAAAAAAGCGGGCGGACCATCCTCGGATAGCGGACCCTGTTATTCGATTGTCTCTAGTATACCACAGTTACGTATGTTTTGTCAAGAGTCAATTACGCTGCATATTTCCCCCGCGCCTTGCGGGAGAAGCCGAATTCCTGGCACAGCCAGTCATCCAAGATGATGAGTATGCGGTGTATGGTTTCGCACAGAGAGCGCCAGCGGTCAGGTGTCATTCGCTTAACTGCTGGCCTTTTTCGCCTTGCGGCGCGTAGACTCCTTCTCTGCTGCCTTACGTATTTGCATCTCTGCGGCCTCCCACTCGTCGAGCGTCCGGCGCAGGAGATCGTATCCGCACACCTCCACTAGCCGGCGCAGCACATCGGCGCCGCGTAGCTTGCCGGTGAATGAAAAGCGTTGATTGAGCTTGTCAGGTTGTTTGGCTTGTCCTGTCGAGTATCTTGGCATTTAGTTCCTCCTGTTATTTTACGGTAGCCTTGGCAGGGGACCCCTGCTCATCGGTGCGTCGGTCGGCACCAGGTCGCACAGTCAGGCCCAGCCCTCGCACTCCAAATAGGAGTTGGGCGGGTTCTGCGGCCTCACTCCTACCCGCTGCCAATAACTGGCGCGCTTGACTTTGCGGTTCAGCTTGTACTTGCACGTGCCGCAGGGTTTCTTTGTCGCTCCGAGTGCCTGGTGCACCCACATCAACTTTTGGTCTCCGCAGGCAGAAACCTTTGCCTGATTAGCCACGTCCTTGTATCTTAGTATCCACGCTTCCGCCCGCGCGTGTAACGGGCCGAGCTTGCCGCCGTTGGCCTTATTGCCCGCTTCGACCTCAGCGGCAAAAGCGTCAATATGGCCCACCTCGTTTGCAATTGCCTGGGCCAGCGCCGCCCGCTCTGTCGGCGATAATTCCGCCGGCAGCACGCCACAGGCGGCGGCACCTTCATGCTGAGCGAGCGTCAGGCCATTACGGATCGCAGCATCCATCGCGTCGTAAAACTGATAACTGTCAAAGGCGCTGAGCCAGTAGCCCCGGACGGCGGAGCGGATGCCGTTACGGTAGTTGGTCGCGCCAGCGGTCATTGCGTCGCCTCCGCCCACTCCGGTTGTACTTTGTAGAACTGTGTCCAGGCAACAAGGGGCCAGTTCACATATATCTCCACTGGCAATGCTTCTTTAAGTGAGTATACAAAAACATCATACATCCCGTCGCGGCCTTGGCGATTGTCTCGATTCATTAGCTTAAACTCAGCGGCAGGAACAATCCAATTGACTATCCCGCCACCACCAGCGATGGTAAATCCATAGTAAGTAGTTTCCTCATCCATTGCCTTGTATCTCCAGTGACATTGCCTCCGCCCACTCCGCAATCGCGAACGCCGCCAGCGTGTCGGCGTCGATCGTGCCTGCGCGGTAGTTCGCCATCGCCTGCGCAATCTGAGCCTCAACCATCCCAGCGTTGGCTGCCATCTCCTCCGGCTCCTCTGGCTCCTTGGCCTCCGGCTCTTCCTCTGCCGGGTAGCCGAGCAGTTCCCGTTGCTCCTCTGTCGTGATCGGCAATGCCAGCGTAGCCGGATCGACGAGTGCCTTGGCTGCGTTGGCCCGCGCCTGTGCAATCTCTGCCCGCTCCGCCTCGGTCATCACGATAAGCGCGGGCCAGTAGCGCATGCCGTCGGTCTCCAGCGTACCGATGTCGTAGCCATCGGCGGGCGCAGGCAGCACGCCATACCAGATCATGCGATTGATGAACGGTCGCAGTATCTCAGGCTCGGCATAGTTGCCTTGTCGGAAAGTAATCTCGCCCGCCCATTGCTTGGCATCATATTCGGCGGCGGCCAATTCACCCTGGGCGCTGCCGACGAGCACGCGCTGGGGAATGCCTGACGCGGCGGAGATGAGGGAGAGCACGGTATCGAACGGGCCAGATACGTCAGATACCTCACCTGCGCCGATCTGCTTGGCCTCGATGCCTTCCATCATCAAAAAGCGCAGCGGGTCGTGGGCGTAGCGTTTGACCTCGGCCTCCCTGTCGGCCTTGCTGTCATCGTCCTGGGGAAGCGTGAAGCCCTCGCGGTTCGTCAATACTGTGCCTGGGCGCATTCCGAGCCAGGTCGCCTCAGCGGATCCGCCGACCAGTTTCATCAAGTCGTCGAGGCGATTGTACACGCGCTGGAGACGGGGGACGCCGTAGACCTCGCTGTCCAACTTGTTCTCGGCCAGGTGCACGATGCGCGTCCAGTGCACCTTCTGTGCCGACTTGTCGTCGCGCAGTTTAATCACGTACAGCACTGGCAGGCCGTAGCGTTCGCTGGAGGTGTTATCGTCCCACGTGCTGATGTCGGCCTGGCCCTCGCTGAACGGTCGCAGGTAGAGAATGTCGCGCTCACGCTTCAGGCTTCCCTGCGCCACGGGTTCCGCCAGATCGTCACCGTCGCGCACGCCGATCAGCAGCACGCCGTAGCGCCCGATGCCACTGAGCTTGTCGGCGCGGGACAATGCGCTCCACACGCGCAGGCGGTCAACCATTGCCTCCCACGCCTGGACAAAAGTGGTTTCGGTCTGGTCGTCCTCGCTCACCAGCGGCGGCTTCTTCCAAGTATCTTGCGCCGGTAGGTCCACGATGCGCCCGGCAATGTCCTGCCGCTCGTAGCGGGCCAGGTAGTCATCGAACTCGATGGCCTCGGGATAGCCCAGTGTCTCGTAATAGTTGCGGTCCCCCCCGTAGGCTGTTTGACCAAAAGCGCGGGCCATCTCATAGCGGTTGTACGACACCGCGAAGGCCACCAGGTCTTGCTCATTGTAGCGTTGTTCTGTCATCGCAGTTTGCTCCTGCCAGTTTCACGAATGCGTCCTCGCCAATCTCGAAGACGGCTTCTATGAATAACTCCCATCTTTCCCATCCTTGCCTATTGCGTAGCAACTGCTCCACGCTATCACGCACGTCTCCTGGCGATATGCCGAGTACATCCAGGCGCGGGAGGCTCTGCCTCTGCAATGCTAGCCCCAAGGTTTGCCACCATTGTCTGAGTTCTGTTTCTGTCATCTCAGCGACCTCACCACTCGCTCCGGCTCCCGCCCCAACCCGTCCACGTGAGCCACGGTATAGCGCGTCATGTCCAGCCCGTCGTCAAATTCCTTCACCGGTTGCTCCTTGGCTTTTCTGTTGGCCCACACGTAACCTGGAAACTCCTGCTCAGTGGCAAAGGGCCGCTTCTCGAATTGTAGCACGAAGTCGGCCTGGCGCAAACTGTCGCGCACGATGAACAGGCGCGAATGGCCGTCGCTTGCCTTTGCCAACCGCTGCTGCACTGCGTCAATGCCCGGCCTCACCTTGTTAAACCCAGCTACAGCGTTCAGTCCCGCCTGCCGGTACTGCATAATGTACGCTGGCTCCGATGGATCGCATGCAAACGCCTCTATGCCGAACTCCTCATCGAGCGCCTGCGCTTGCTCAATCCACCAGTCGATAGTCTTCTTGGTGCGGTATACCTGCGCCACCAGATACATCCGCCCGTCGTTATCCAGGCCCCACACGCCCAGGACGCCGGGGTGAGTATAGCCCCAGTCCTGCCCAGCCACGTAGCGGCGCAGCCTTGGTACAGCATCGGCATAGATGAGATGCACGCCTTCATCCCACGCCTCGTATACCACACCTTCGGCCCGCGCCGCCTTGCCCTCCAGCAGTCTGGTGCGCCGCAGCCCCGTCAGCGCCTCCAGCACGGCCATAGCGCGCTGGCCCTGCGCCGTAATTTCACCTGTCTCCTGATCAAACAGCGCCGGGTTCTCGCTGTGGCGCGAATGGAACAGGCGCAGCGACTGGCGGTTGTAAATCCAGTGTGTCGGCCAGGCCGGGTTGCAGTCGCCGATGGTCTGTGAGTAGGGCATGTTGCCCGCCCGCCCGGTTGTGCGCGTCGTCAAGGTTTCCCACTCTCCCAACTCCAACTCACCCGCCTGGTTAACAAAAATCAGGTCAAACTCACTGGACAGAACCTTGCTCGACTTGTCCATCCCGGTCATCCAGATACGGGAACCGTTGGGATAATCAAACCATTGCGGCTTCTCTCCGCCATAAGCCTGAACCGGTGAGTCTTTGCCCAGCACCTTCTTTTGAAACGTTACCAGCACAGTGCTGTAGGTGCTCGCTAGTGTTTTACGACAGATAGCAATGCTCGCGCCGGGATACTTGGCAGCGCAGGTATGCAGTTTGTAAAGTGCACCAATAGTCTTGCCTGTCTCTGCTGGCCCGTGGACTATGGCCTCAGCGCCACGGTAGTTGACAAATTCCTTGACGCCGCCAAAAGCCTCAAAGCACCTATACTTCATCAAAGCCTTTTACTTGCAAGACGACAGGCCCCACGCGGACAGGCCCCACGCGCAAGTCCACGCCTAGTGCCTGCTTCGGCGGCCCGTCAATGTGCCCGTAAAGAAACTTGACAATGCCAAGCCAGTCTGAGAGGGGGATGACCACCGTCTCTTTGGCGTCGGGGAATTGCACGACGCCAGTAGTCGCCGCTTGCCACAGCAACCGCGCCACGATGCGCTTGCCTGAACGCCGCTTGCCGTCGCGGTCTTCGATGGTCTTGCTACCACCACGCGCCAGAATCTCAGTGAGCGCCCGGTTTTTCTTGGGCCGCCCCTTTGGATTGCCGCTTTGCCCTTTTTCCCAGCCACCCTTTCCTGTTGGATTCGCCATCTTAATCAAGCCTGTTTATTAAGCTGTTCCACTCTATACTACCGCGCGCGTCACGTCTGCCGTCACTCTAGCATCACCAGCGGCCAATGTGGTCACATCGCCATCGTCGAGCACCTGGATATCATATACTAGCGAATTATGCGGCCTCAATCGCGCGGTCTCCACTTCCTCCAATGTCACCGTGATGTTACCCGCCACCTCATCATCAACTGTGAGAGTGCCGTTCCCTGCCGTCTCTGCATCATCACCGTCGATGTAGAGCAGTCCATCAGTCTCCTCAATCTGGAAGGTCGCCTCCGAATCTGCCTGGGAAAATGCCCCCTTGACTGTAATCCACAGTTTTGTCCTGCCAGAGATGTCCCCCATGCCGGTCAGTTCGACACTGAAACTATCACCCCGGCGGATCGTAAGGTCATCCCCGCTCAGTGCCGCCGCCACTTCGCCGACGGCCATAGCCCGCAATGCCGCAACCACATCATCGGGAATATCTGAAACGGCTGCGTCTACTACAATGACGTCACTGGTTATAATAGTGGTCTCGGAGTGAACGAGGATTAGTTCACTCTCGATAGCGGTAGTGTCGGATTCAATTACAACAAGGTCAGACTTGGCAATGACGAGACTTGACTCCACGTCGGAGACTGCCGCTTCGAGAGCGGTCACATCACTGTCGATGTGGGTGGTATCGGAGTAGATCAGGATGAGGTCACTCTTGGCGATGACAAGGCTGCTCTCCACATCGGAAATAGCATTATCTATGACGATTATATCAGAGACAATGACGGTCGTTTCAGAGTGGACAAGAATTAGTTCACTTTCAATCGCCGTGG